CGTTTAATATTTCGGTTCATCCAAAATAAAACAAACTTATAATCTTTACCACCAAGAACTTGCTTCTTAAACTCAGCAGGTACTTTTGTTGGTTTAAATGTATCGGAATTAATACCATGTGGTACGTATTTAACTTGCCAATCTTCTAATGTTTTGATTGTTTCGGATTCTAATGCCCCTACTCGTTTTACAATACCATACGTTTGCCTTGAGATACATCCTAACCAATCACATGATTCATAGTAATCTCTATTATAATGAGGATCTGGTAAATCATCCCAAATGTGGTAGAATAAAATTGGAATGTTTTGTCTTACTTCCGCTTCCATTTCATATAACCATCTCCAATATCTTGGGTCTGTAAAATGTAGGATTGCATCAGGTTGATGTCTCATGATTAATTCACGAAGAATATTTGCATCTCCATAACCAGTCCAAGGAATGATTTTAAGAGAAGCATCTTCAATACCACTAATCTTACGAGCATCCTTACCTAAATCAATCTCTTTACCTTTATCAGGATGATTAACCGCTGCTCCTAATTGTACCCAATCAAATTTATCCAATGTACCAAATACAAATTCTTTTGATACAGTTGCAATACCTGATGACATTCTCAAATCATCGGATAATAAAAGAATTTTCTTTTTCTTTTTACTTTCTGCCATTTACTTTAATTTAAAATTTTTAAAATTGCGAACCGCTTGGTTCTAACTCAGTATAATTGTTTATTTCACTTCTATAATCACTATCTGATACGTACCTATCTACAGAACGGTTTACTAACTTCTGTAGTGTGATATTTGAATCAAATGATATTTGCTTAAACTTGGAGTAAACATCTTTAATGATTTTTACCGTAGTTAATTTTGTATTTGCCATAACTCTCTCTTAATTGGGTTTATATTTTTATATAAATATATACGAAATACAAAAACGTAAAAAATATTACCAAATATGGCAAAGTTTTCTTTGTTTAAATTCACACCAATCACATGGCTTTCCTTTATTAGTAGGAAACTCAGTTTGAATTACATCACCATTATCTCCGAAAACAGAATCAACAAAGAATTTAAAATCATTCCAAGCCTTGTTTACAGATGGTTTACCGTTCGCAGGTACGAACTTTGAAATACGAGGGATGGGAAAATCAGCACCTTCAAACAATTTTCGTTTGAGTATTTGATATTCTACTTTAATCTTATCCAATGGAACATTAAACTTATCGGAGTAGAACTTTTTGTATAGTAACATCTGAGCCATCTTAATCTTATCAGCTTTCTGATACTTAGACCATCCTCTAGTAGATGTCTTTAAATCAATAATGATTATATCATCTGTAGTTTTATCTTTAAGAAGTACATCAATAAACCCAATGAAGTTTACACCTGGCTTTATCTCAGCATCTAATCTTTGTTCAATTGCTAATAACTCAAACCCAGTCTTAGAGTAAAGTTTATCTAACTTATTTGTAAAGTATTGAAGTATCTTTACACCATCTTCAAAGAACTCTTGTAGTTCTTGCTTAGTACATGGGTTATCTTCACCCATCTTTTCTTTTTCTTTGGTGAAATGTTCTACAAGTTTATCTTGTAACATTCCTTCAAGGTTAAGTTGTAGGGCTTGTTTCTTAGTAACATTATACATTACATCCAAAAAGTGTTGAATGACTTCGTGCATGCTCGAACCAAAAATTAAATGAATGTTAGCGTTTGAGATACTTAACTTATCAATATATTTTAATTTATATTGCTGTTGGCATGCACTATACATACCGAATTGTGAATAACTTACTCTTGGCATAATTTATCTGTTTTATTGTTTACTATGTAAAGATACGAAAAAAAGTTGATATATCCAAATGATTTATCAACTTTATTTTAATCTATATTTTTACTTCATTGGGTAACTGCTTGTGTAGTGAGGTATCTGTAACGATTCCGGTAATAGTCATACAATAACGAGGCCAATAACCTGAATTTGCTGTGGAATGATAAATTCCTTCTTCCCAACAATGTATATCACCAAGTTTATATTGATGAATTGCTGAGTTACCTACAAGTATATGATGTCCCCAATTCCAATCGTTTAACTGAATTAGATATCGTATCACTTCAGTATCATCGGATACCTTTGCAAAGTTCCTTCTATAGTTGTTATAAGAATCTCTATGCCATGGAATGATACGACCCGAAGGTTGTTCTAAGAACATTATTTGTGGGTTATCTAAACCACTTAGTTCTCCCATCTTATGGAAAATATCAGGAAGATTACGAGTTTGCCTACCTCCTGTATTATATTCAGTATAACCAGCTTTCTCCAAATCATTATGATAACCTTCCATTACATCTTGAGATTCTTTATTATAAAAAGTTCCTTTGATTTTAGTTTCAGTAAATTTATCTTCATCTGTTAATGAATTTATAATTGTGTTTACCGATGATTCCAATTCATCTGAAGTAAATTGTCCTACATATTGTACATCATCTACTTTCTTTTGTGAATCAAAGTGCCAATCGAAGTTTTTCTTATTCCAATCCCAATACGATTTCATTATAACTTTAGTTTTAGTTTAGTTATATTCTTTTTCTCAGTACCATATTTTTCAGCTATATACTTTATGTTCGCCCTACCTTCTTTAGTAGAATAGAATATTTCAAGATAATCAATAGCTTCAGTAGTAGAACACATAAATTCATTAACTACCAAATCAATTATAAACTTTTCATATTTAGTTTCACCTTTACCTTTAATGTATTTTAAATAATACTTACCTTTTGGAAGTAATCCAATTAAAGCTAAATAAAGAGCTTTAGGTTCTAACACTTGTGTATATGGTTGTATCTCCGAAAGAACTTGTATCCAATCTGGATTCATAGAAAGAAATCTATGTATCATGTAGTTACTCCACGTTTTTTTATCACTATCTTCAAGTGTATCCCAATACTTTGGATTCTGTACTGATGTGATTTGTTTTATGTGGTCAAATAATGTTTTTGGCTTATCACTCATATTAATTTTTTAAACTTTTCAAATTCATCTGCATCCATTTTAGATTCTAAATAATCTAACATATAGTATTCATCAAAATACTCATCAATATCCCAACATGCAATTGTGGTATTTGTATCTTTTACTAATAAACGATTTTGATTAGCTTTTTCTTGGATATCTTCAATATACTGTATAATTATATCAAAATCAGGTTGGTAATAGAAAACATCATTTTCCCAATCTAACTCTCTGAGTTCAGTAGTTATATAATATATCTCATAACCATCAGCGGTATTCAATGTACCGATTTCTATATCTCCATTGGATTCTACAAATTCAACATTTGCTATTTCTTGGAACTTTTCTTCTAATGTCATGGTATTTTATAATTTAGGTTTCTGCATTTCTTTTGGAAGTAACTCTTGGTTAATTTCTCCACAATCTCCACATAAGTACAGTTCAACTGGAATAATTGCATCTTGTTGTGTACCTGTAACTAATTTGGAGACTTTTAAAAACTTAGTTCCTTGTATAAATACTGCTCCTTCACATTCTTGACATGTAAGTTCGGTTGCTTTTGATAAATCTAATTTTGGTTGTTGTGGTTTAATTTCTGCCATAATATATTTGTTTCTGTTTTAGTTTAGTTATCTAAATTCGATAGATTATAATCATTTAAATGTAACATGTAATTATCTTCAATATTTTCTTTCTTAGTAGTATTTATTTTATAATCATTTAAATTATATCCAAAGTTTTTAAAATCATCTTTAAAGTATTCAACTACCCAATCTATCATCCATTGTTCTGTATAAAATTGCTTGTATCTGGTTTCTAACGCTAATGAATTATGCGTTAGTCCAGTAATACCTTCTGAAGTACGTGATTCTCTTTGCAACTGGCGGTACAAAAACCCATCATATTTTATTTTTTTAGAAATAAATTCAACTTCATTTTCATAGTTTTCATATTTTGCTATATAATTAACTTGGTTACCGAAGTTGTTTTTTATATAAATTAATTCTGATTGAGTATCACCAATAAAAGTAGCTCTTCTTCCCATCCTTACTAATGATATAAAACTACTAAATGGTAGTGGTAACTTATGTTGAATATAAGTTTCGTATAAAACTATATAATCATTATATGAACTAAGATACTTATTTACATTGGGCTGGGGTTCGGTAGATGACATAAAATCTCGATTATAATGTAAATATGCAGATACAAACCTTAAAAATGGATTTCTAACAAATGCAAATATAAAGTAGTTATCTATTTTTGGAAATTCAATAATTCCGTTATGCGTGCTATCAATCAATTCAGTATAAGGAATTTTTTCTAATACATCCGAAATTGAACTACCAGAAGTTTTAGGTATATGAATAAATGCCCACTTATTTTTATGATTTACATAATTTCCCATAAACATAAATATATATCTTTACATTAATCGAACCATTGAGAACGATTGGTTTTTATATTTTTGATTCCTTCATCTTTATATTTAGGATTATCTTTTTCGTATTCAGCTACTCTATCTTTAATGATATCATATGCTTCTTGTTCATTTTTCTTACCAAGTTTCTCAGCTGCTTTTAATTCTTCATCAGTAATTTCTTTACCACTTGATTTAGCAGCACCAGCGGCAAATCTTTTTGTGTGATATGAAGATAGTGGTTTTGTGAATTGTTTTAAGTGAGCTGCTTGTCCATCTAAATACTCTAACATAGAATCAAAATCATCTTCACCAAGCTTCTCTAATTGCTTATCTGTAAGTTCGTTATTTGGGTCGTATATCATATCTATCTCTTTTACTATCTAAAGATACAAAATTTAATTGGATTTACCAAATTTATTTTAAATAATATGGGAATAAAATATCATAATTAGTATAATCTCTTTTATCATGCTTATCTCTATGGGATTTTAACCAATTATGATTTTTTAGATGCATTTCCCATTTACTGACAGATTCATCTAATTTAGAATCAAAAATATTATCTAAACTTATTATATTTTTTAATGTAGGATATACAATTTCTCTTACGTATTTCAAGCATAATTTAGGGTGCATGTGGTAATCAGATTCACATATATCTTCGTTACCTAATGCGAGGTGTCCCATGTTTATATTATCATTATCTATACTATAAAATTCTAAACATGGTTTCAAAAAATTATCAGCAGACATATTTTTTATATCATCTAAATGTGATGTGTTTCCTATTAACTTCATACCTTCATTGTAGATATGATTGGGAACTGTTCCAATTCCAGGTTCACCTAAATTTCCCTCGAACCACGTATCTAACATGTGATTCATTATATATGGAATATTTTTAGAATTTAGTAACTCTTTAGTGGTATAAAGATAATTTCTAAATTCTGTGGAAAATTGTAATAAATTCAATTCACTTAAATCATCTAAACCATCATCAGGGTTAAACGTTCCTAAGCAATTCCAATAATCAAAACCAACTCCCATCCAATCTCTTCGTGGAATACCAGTCCATTGAATATAAAAAAATGTATCAGATATATCGTTATTTTGGATATAATCAAATAAGGTATTAAATATATATCGATTTCCTGCACCTTCTTTACCTAAATTTTCGTATTCATCAAAACAATACCCCATCCAATCGGATACAGTTGGAAAATGCCAATGGGTAAAACTACAACCTACGGCTACTAACTTTTTCATATCAACTTTAATATATTTTTTACTGTTTTTGGTCCTACTTTTATTGTGTGATATGGTATATCATTTTCATCCAATACTAATTTACATAAATTATCAATTGCAACAGATTCATCTAAGTTTTGGAATCGCTCACCCTCATTATGTGCACCTTCTTCGGTTCTATCTAAAAGAATATTGATACTATCATATTTACTATGTAAATCTAATACTAAATCATGGAATGGTTGACCATAAAATTCTGCAGGATATCCTTTGGTATAATATCTATGATATATTGTAGAAAATAATATCGGTGAATCAATTATTATATAATCTACTTTGTTATAACATTCAGCTATACCTCTATGTTGATTTGCAAACACATACAGTTGATCTGATATTGCTGGTATATTATTATCCCAAGCCAATTTCTTTGGAAACTCATATGGATTGTTACAACTAATATGTTTCTTCTTTAACTTATAAGTTATACCAGCTGCGATGGATGATTTTCCAATTCCAGGTCCACCAAATAAATTAATTAATTTGCTCATTACCCAAAAATTGAGTTTAAAATATTAGCCAATCTAATACCAGCTCTATATAATCTATCATTTACTATTGGGAGATTTTCATATACATAATCAAATCCTAATAATTCACCTCCTCTTAATTCTGAATATATCTTTTTAGCGTGTTGATGTGATTCATTAGTCCATACTTCAATATCACCTTGTTCAAAATCTACAGTCTTGTATGATAATAAACTATTAGCGTATTCGGTATAAGACATTTTATAATCATCAATCAAATCACTATCCCATAATACATGAACATTAGTCCATTTCTTTTGAGATTTTCTTCCTAAGAACTCTACTTTAATTTTACTTCCACCATAATCCGAATATCTTCCTGTATGCATGGGTTGGTGAATATCACCTACCATATGAACCAAGTATTTAAGTGCAAATGATTTATCATCAAAAGATGATTCTTTATCTTTTAATACTTTAATCATAGCGGTAACTTGTGTTACAACATTTGGAGAACGTTGAGTTCCATCATATTCTTCTTCTAATTTTAAGTTTACATAATGCCAAGGGGCATATTCTTTAAAATCAGGGTTACTTCTCATCTCATCTGCCCAAGTTGAAACTAACGCTAAATCTCTACCTCCTGTTAGGTGTAATATGGCTTCGTTTGCTTTTGGAGTTAGATTCTGCATTGCAATCTCACCGATAATTCGATGTCCTACCTTACCCCAATCATCATTACTAAAAGATAATAATGGTAACATCAGTAATACTAATAATAATTTTTTCATATTATTTTTTTAATTTCTTTTCTTTTAATAATTTACGTATGTGATATAACTGTATACAAATGATTATAAAGTTTAATACTGCCAATGATACTGTTCCCAATAAACATGCATATCCTAACCAAACTATTCCACCTAATATACCATATATTCTTAACTTCAACATATCCTTTTGTAAGAACTGTGTTATTATTAATATGTTACCTATCCAACCGATTACTTCATACCAATCTATCATTTTTTATTTTGTATTATTAATAAAAAAGGGGAGATTTTACACTCCCCTTATTTAAGTTATTTTTAGAATCTGTATTTTAAAGAAGCGTTCCAAGTTCTTCCGAATCCAAACCATACCGAGTTACGAGTATCAACACCGTTCCAAGTTTTGGAATTTGAATCTGCATGAATATTAGAGTTAGATTCTGCAATGTAAGTAGTATCCAATACGTTATTGATATTTCCTCGGAAACTCAATCCTTTACCTATTCTAACTGTTACACCACCATCTAATAAACCATATGAAGGAAGTTTTAATGCTCCATCATTATCTGGTTGAGTAAATTGTGAATCAGTAATTGAGTAATCAGCATATAATCCATCTACGAATCTATATCCTAAATCTACACTCACTACGTTACCCAATCTGTAATCAACTTCAGCGTAAGAAGTGAATTGTGCTGCATCACCTACTTTAGCTCCTTTGGTATATAAAGTACCAGTTCCAATTGATTGTTGATTCTCATCAAATAACTCTGCTGAGAAATCTTTTGTATATCTCCAATCACCAATTGATAACATTCCTTTAAATGTTAATTTATCACTTGCTCGGTATTTACCTTCAAATTCAAAACCGTTATGTTGTACATCTACGTTTCTAAATTGAGCCGAACCATCTACACCTTGTTGGTTAGATAAAGAACGTGTTACAAATCTGTTTCCCCATGAAGTAGAATAAACGTTTACATTAAAATCTAATTTAGAAGATGTAAATCCATATCCTAACTCTACTGATTGAATTTCTTCATTTTGTAAATCTGGATTAATATCATTTCCATAATTAGGGAATACTGCTCCAAATTGTGGTTGTCTTGAAATTTTACCAACATTGAAGAATACGTTTGATACTTCATTAAAGTTGTAGTTTGCACCACCTTTAATATAACCACCTCGTTGATTCTGAGTATCTGAAACTGGGTTTGCTGGTTGGTCAAATAAATCTTCTCTTTGGAAAGATTGATTAGATAACCCACCTTGCAATACTGCTGTTAGTTTACCATCATCATTATATTCAATTAAACCATTCACACCTTGCCATCCAACGTTACCAATATTGTAGTAATCGATTTTAGCTCCATTATTAAGTCCAGTACTTTTGAAAGGAGAAGCTTCCACCAAAGTATTGATGATTTGTCCATTAGAGTTTCTGTTACCAGTTGAGTAGTAACCATCTAATCCCATTAGATTATTCAATACACGATAGTGATATCCTGTATAATTACGTAAGTCAACTCCGATAGAGTATTTAAACTTACCACTATTAATTTCTAAGTTAGAAATAGCACCAACCCAGTCATGTGAGTTCATAGATGCTCTTCTTACAAGAATTTCTCTACTTACACCATCATTTCTAAATCCATTAGAACCAATTAATTGTCCTTCAAATCCACTAATATCACCACTATAAGGTTGGGCGGAAGTTTGATTATGTGCTACAATTGCATCAAAGTTAATTGAACCATCGGTATTTCTTGAACCTTTACCGTTTTCTAAGTAGTGTTCAGTTAAATCTTTTCGATATGGTAAGATATCAGATGTAGAGTTTCTAAAGTTGTTTCCTCTTGGACCTGTTCCACCACCACGACCAGCTGAACCATAAAATGATGTAGCTAATTTAATGTTATCTGAGATTTTGTAATCCCAATTGAATGTTGCTAATGGTTTGTTGTAGAAGTTTCTTCTCATTGAGAATTCTTCACCATTTAAAGTACCTCCGTTAGTATTCCAACGTCTATCAATGCCTTCACTACCAAAGTTTTGGTAATCACGAATAGATACCCAAACATCTCTTTGGTGGTGCCATTGTCCAGCCCCTAAGAAAGAAAAGTTTAAATCGTGTTTAGAACCTTCTGGTGAGTATCCAACTGCGAAGAAGTATGTATACCCTTCTCCACTCGTATTGTTGATATAACCATCTCCCTGCCATCTTGATAGCAAGAAAGAAGATGCCCATCCGTTATCATTCTTACCAGTATTGTAATTAAATACAGTTTTTCTGTACCCATCATTACCTACTAATTGATTCAAAGAACCACCTTCAGTTTTTTCAGCTGCTTTAGTGAAAATAGAAACAGTTCCACCTACTGATGGTACTGCTAAACGAGATGCTCCCAATCCACGTTGAATTTGGATACCCGATGCTACATCTGTTAAACCTTGCCAATTTGACCAATATACTCTTCCGTTTTCCATATCATTAACAGGTTGTCCGTTAATAAGGAAAGAAGTGTTAGTTTGGTCAAACCCACGAAGTGAAATACGAGAATCTCCATATCCACCACCTTGTTTGGTAGCGTAAACACCTGGTGTGGTATTCATAATTTCAGGAAATTCCATGTTTCCTACTTTAAGAGCAATTTCACTTGCCTTAATCGTTGATACTGCTATTGGTGTTGCTCGCATTTCAGCTAAATCAATAACACCAGAAGTAAGAATAATCTCATCCAATGATTCTGCTGATAAAGCTAATGCTACTACCAAAATTCCATCTTGTGCAATAACTTCTTGTGTTTCATATCCAAGATACGAAATTACAAGTGTACTCCCTGCAGTTGCTGCTTGAATAGTAAATTCACCATCAAAATCAGTTACAACACCATCATCCGTACCTTGTACGAGAATAGTTGCTCCTGGCAATGGTTGATTACTATCTGCATCCACGATCTTCCCACTAATTTGTGAGAAAGACATAAATGATGATAAAATCATCAAACTAAATAATATTAGTTTTTTCATAATTAAATTTCTGTTTTTTTATTAGTTATTATTAATTGATTGCATACTAAGAACCAGCCTTAACTGATTCATAGTAAATTTTAATATTTTCTCCGTATGTACTTGTGAGTGAATATTCCCCCAGATTTGGGGTATATGTTGTATTACAACTTTCGTTGTTTATTATATTTTGTAGACTATTAATATAAACCTTATTCATCTTAAAATAATTATACCGATTTTAAATAATCGATGTTATGAAACTGTTAAGTTATTAACTTTTTAATTCTAAAAGAGCATTATCATATGCCATAGCAGATTGTAATCCAGCAAATCTTTGTACTTCTACTCCATCTTGTTCAACAATAACAGTAGGTACTGACCGAATTGAGTACTTGGATGCTATTTCAAACTGTGCATCAACATCGACATTCTCAAATTGAACATCAATATGATTTTTCTTAACTCCCTCCATTATAGGGGTTAACATTTTACACGGTCCGCACCATTCTGCGTAGAATTTCTTTACTTGAATCATTATTTCTTTCTCCTATTATTGTTAATAAATTACCCGTCGCATGAGATACAATCCGGGTCCATTGCTCTTGTTGCTATATCACCACGAAGTACTGATTCCGTTCTCATGTAATATAGTGTTTTAATTCCTTGTTTCCAAGCTTCCAATGTTACTTGGTTAATCCATTTTGGGGTTGCCGTTGATGGAAATGCTAAATTAAGTGAAACTCCTTGGTCAATATATTGTTGTCTAATACCAGCTTGTTTTACCAAATCTAATTGGTTTATTTCTTTAAAAGTTTTAAATACATCTTTAATATTGAATGATTTATCATAATCTATTTCTGATATATCTTCTTTCTTTACCAACTTTCCGTTTACGTATCTGAAGTTATCCAATTCTTGTAAATCTTGAATTGAACCACCATCAGCCATTATCTTATCCCAAGTATCTTTAGTATTGATACCAACTTTTCTTAGAACTTTTTCTAATTCAGAATTCTTACGAATAAATGTTCCTTTAGCAGTTTGTTCAGTAAATACATTTGCTGCCCAAGGTTCTATACCTGCGGATACATCACCACTTAGTTTAGAGTTAGATACAGTAGGTGCGATTGCTCTCAAGTGAGTATTTCTCATACCACTATCTCTACACCATAAAGGTTCACCCATTTCCTCGCCCATATCTCTACTTGCTCTTTCAGATTCAATCTTTAATTGAGAGAAAATCTTACGAGTTTCGAATTGTGCAGCCATTCCTTCAAATGGAATACCTTGTTGTTGTAAATAAGTGTGCCATCCTAATACACCCAATCCTAATGCTCTACCTTTTTCAGCAGAACGAACTGAATTTTCGAATCCTTTTAAGTTTTTTGCTTTCTGAATGAATTCTTCTAATACACCATCTAAAAACCAAGTTGCGGTATAAACTAAATCAGTATCTTTCCATTCATTGTATTTTGCTAAGTTTAATGAACTTAAACAACAAACAAATGAATGTGATTCATCAGTATGTAAGGTAATTTCAGAACATATATTTGTCATATGTACTTTTAATCCATTAACTTTGTACATCTCAGGGTTCTGTTTGTTAACATTACCTTTATACATGATGTATGGTTCACCAGTTGCTTTACGTTTCTGAATTAACTTACTCCACTTTCTACGAGCATCATCATCACCATCTTGAAGTTTTCTCATAAACTTATCACCCACTACTGCACATTGGTGTAAATTTAATGATTGTCTATTTACATCTCCCTTTGGTTCTCTAATTTCTAACCACTCTTCAAAATCTTTATGTTCTATATTAAGGTTAACCGATGCCGCTCCTCTTCGTACCGAACCTTGATTGGTTGCAAGTATCGTAGAATCATATATTTTAGCAAATGGTACTACACCATCAGATGTTCCATTGCCGGTAATAGAAGCTCCGGCTGGTCTGATTTGGTTGATACCAATACCAACTCCACCACCATGTTTAGCGAGTAACATTAATTCTAAATTTTTAGAACCAATATCAAAGATTGAATCAGCTACATCTATACCAAAACATGATATAGGTAATCCTCTATCAGTACCAGTATTTGATAATACAGGTGATGCTAAATTTAACCAACCTTTCCAAATGTAATCAAAGAATTTTGATGCCAATTGTGGTTTGTTTAAACGTTGAGCTACTTTGGTAGCAACTCTCCAATACGCATCTTTTGGTTTTTCACCAGCAAGTAAATATCCATTGGATATAGTTTTAACATATATCTCAGTATTTGCCCACTCTGGAAAATCTACACCCAATTCCCAACCTAAATCTTCACCTTGATTCTTAGCCATTTTGTTTTTTATTTCTTTTTATTGTAATCTATTTTTCTCGTATAAAGACTCCACCTACGGTTTTGCCTTTTCTATCTTTTATTTCATTCCAAGCTGCTTCTAAACATTCAGCTGGTGTATACCCTAATTGTTGCGCAAATATCATAACGGTAACTAATATATCACCGATTCCATCTTTCAACTCAGGTTCGTTATTCTTTAAAAGAGCGGCTGATGTTTCACCCAACTCTTCCATAATCTTTATTAATTGTTTTGGAGCGTTTTCACTTTTATCAATATTACGTTCTTTCGCCCAATCACGTAATTTTAATTCTAATTCGTCTAATGTCATAATTCTTTATTTAATATTACCACATATCTCCGAAATCCTCACCTTCATTGGCTTTGGAATAATCTGTTGGTCTAACTGCGAAGAAATCAGTATGTGTCAATCCACCTGTAAGGTGATAAAACCATTCTAAGTTCTCTGCTTTTTCTTTATCGTATGTAAATTGAGATTTATATCCCAATTCTTCTAATTTAATATTTGTTCTAGCCTTGATGAATTCTTTCAAATCATCTTTCTTTAGATTTTCCAAATCACCTTGTTCAAAAATCATATCAATAAAACGAGATTCTAAATCTACGATTAATCGTGATGCTTCTAAAATTGATTCTTTACTATCTTCCAATAGTTCAGGAAATTCTTCACACATGTGTCTGAATAATTGACAACCCATTTTAGAATGTAGAGATTCATCTCGTACACTCCACTTCATTTGTTGTCCAATTCCTTTTAATTTGTTTCTCATTTGGAATGAGTACAATACTGCGAATGAAGAATATAAAGATACACCCTCACTAAGCGCAGAAAATATTGCTAATGAACGTGCAACTTCTTTTCTTGCAATAGGATTTGTTGCCAAATCGGTATGTGTCCAATCAGCGGTAGTTTGTGTTAAGAGTTCAAATTTCTCAGCT